TTAACATATGTATATGTTTCAGATTTATATATTACATTCATGTCTTCATCTTTAACTTCAACAGATATTAATCGTGAATCACTTACATTATAAGTGTCATTTTTATATTGTTTTTCTATAGTTATATAAAATCCATTACCATTTTCTACTTGATCAGCATTAGGATGTTTAGATATAGGAGGTTCTGCATTTTCAGATACTTCATTTAAGTATTCAGGATATGCTCTTTTTATATCATTTTGATATCCTGCAGCAGAAACAGGTCCCCCATATCTTTCATGTAAAGTAGAGTTATTAGAAGCTAAGGATGTTTTTTTTCTATTATTACCACTTTTATAAGATATATGAATCCAAGAACCATTTACTCCTTTACCTAATTCAGGAAATTCCCAAATCATCTGATCAAAATCAATTCCTTCATCAATAACCCAATTAAATAATTCATGTGATTCAAAATTATTAATACTTACTAAATCAGAAGCATATCCAAATGTATGTTGACTATCTTCTGCTCCTCCTATATATTCATTTAATGTTTTACTTCTATAAACTGAAGTTATAACTATATCAGGATATCTGTCTTTTATAGGATTAACACATTTATACATAAGATTATTTATATTTGTTATAATTTTATCTTTTTCATATTCAGGGTTATCTCCTAAATAATCATCTCCAGGGACATTACCTCCAATTTTTTCAGCTTCTTCAGGTCCACAATATTTATTATCATTTTTATCAAGAGTTCTTGAATAAATGCATTGTTGTAATGTAAAATATTTTGCCATAATTAATTATTAAATTCTTTCTCCTCCAAATTCATAATCTTCTATTGAATCATCTATTGTTTCTTTTATTCCTGATAATCTATTATCAGACATACCTCCTCCTCCTATATCATTATAAACATATTCTTCTAAAGAACCAGGTTTAGATCCTGGATCATCTTCTACTTCATAATATCCTAAATTAGTTCTTATTATATTAAATCCTTTATAAGTTTCTACTATGTTAGTTGGAGGTGGAGAAGGAGTATAAGAACCCCCCATTGGTTTATTTAATTCTTCAGCAGTTAAATTATATTCATTTATAGATTTTATTGATATTTCATCTAATTCTACTTCTGTGTCTTTATCTATTTCATTGTTTTCTGAAGGGGCTACATCATAATATGCTACTTCTTCAGGTACTACTGTTTCTTCGAGATTTTCTTCTTCAATTACAGGTGGTGGAGAATTTAATATTGGTTCTTCTTCATCAGATATTTCTTGTTCTTCTATTTCAGGTTCACTTATAATATTTAAAGGAGGATCTGTTAGTAAAGTATTTATATTTTCTGGTTGTACTAAATTTGCACCAAAAGATTTTTGATAAATAGAAGCAGGTATAAAACTTTTTAATCGTTGGTTAGAAGTTAAATATATACTAGAAGCATCATCATCTATATCTTCTATAGAGTGAACCCATCCTTTACCATCTGTATCTTCTAATTGACCATTTCTAATAATTAAAATAGGGTCTCCTGTTTTTCCTTCTTCACTACTCCATCTATTTTTGTTTTCTTCTAATATATCTTCACTTATATTAGTAGATCCAAAACGAATTGAATTACCAAATCTACCTTCTATTATTGTATCTCCTTCATAAGGTAAAAGAGGTTTTATTTGGATTTGTTCTTTAAAATAATTTCCTAAATTTATATCTGTTCCTTCATCTTCTACTTGTCTTACTGCTAATCCATTTTCTGTTTGTTTATAATCTTGTTTAGTTGAATCATCTGATAATCCTTGTATAGTAGGAAGAGCATTATGATGAGGATGATTCCATATATTTAAAATAGGAAAATAATAATTTGTAAATCCTCCCGTATTATATATATTTTTATCATAAGAAGACATTATTAAAACTATTTCATTTATTAAAGGATAATTTTTTAAAAATGAAAAAACAGGCCTAGCTGTATTATTTATATTTGTCCATAGATTTTCTAAAGGTATATTATCATCTAATTTAGTAAAAAAAATAGTACCTATAGCATCATATCCCCCAAATTTAATAGCTTGAGGATGTTCTATATTTAGAATAATATCTTTAACTCTTACAGCAACTTGTGACATTTTATTATTCTTTTGGAGGTTCTATTTGTTTTGGTTCATCAACTGTTTTGGCTATTTCTTCAGCTACATCCATTAATTGATCCATTTCTTCAGCTGTTAATAAACCACCATCACCTGTTGAAGCAGCACCTGTAGATAAACGTTGTACAATAGCAGCCATCTTAATTAATTGGTCGTCGTTTTTAACGCTGATTTCCATGTATTCTTTGATTAAAGGGACTACAACTGTAGCATCACCTAAAGATTGGACTAATGGTTTTAATTCAGCTATTAAAGATGCAAGTTGTTTTGCTTTTTTCTTTTGATTACCGTGAATTTCTTTTAATAAATCTCCAAAGGATTTATCGTCAAAAAGTATTTGATTTAATGAATCCATATTATTTTATTATAAATATGAAATTTTTAGACTTTTACATACCCTGTTTCAATAAATTCAGAGTAAAGTTCTTTATATAAAACTTTTAATTTTTTAGTTACTTTAGTAATAACAGGAGTATCTACTTCTGTTATTTCTCTAATATAAATGTATAGAGCTTTTTTATTAAATATTTCTAAATTTTCTCTACGTTTAAAGAGTATATTTATAGCATCACATACTTTTCTATCTTTTTCTTTTTTAAACATAGTAAACATATTTTTATCAATATATTCTGTAAGATAATCTATAAAATCTTTTATTTCTTGTTTACGCCCATCTCTTCCTAATTGACGTAAAACACCATCATCTTCATCCGCTGCTAAAACATCCACTTTTTGTTTTTTCTTTTGATAATTGTTATTATTATATAATATAAGATAATTTTTACCTACAATTGAAAAATAACTAAATGCTTTAGTACCTTTTTCTGGTTTAAAATAGTCTAATTTTTCTAAGAGAAAACAAATTACTTCATGTTTTAAATCTTCTAAATCATCTACTTCTGTATAGTAGAATTTGAATGTGTGGATTAAATTTTCAGCTAATTTGTAGAAGGGATAGTGTATTCTTCGAGCAAATATATTGTCTCTTTCATCTTGGTTTGATGATGCTAAATATTCTTTTATAGCTGCGTCTGTGTCTGGTGTAAAATATTGTTTTTTTGTTCTTTTTCTTCCTCTTTTTTTAGGCCCGGGTTCAAGAGAACCAGTGATTACTGGTTCTGGGGGAGGACTAGGGGCATACTTAAGTTTGTTTGACATGTGGTTTTTACTAATTTTTATTTAAGGGTAAACTCGTTTAGAGCATCCTGAATTTTTTGTACTTCTTTAAAAAACCATCCAATTTCATCATCTGAATAAAATATACCTTTATCGTCTATTTGTTTTAATCTTTGATCACAAGATTGAATTGCTTCACTTTGTTTTGTAATAAAATCTTCTAATGCTTCATTTTTTTGCAATAAATTTCTAATAACAAAAAAAGAAACCGTAATTACTAATGTTAATAATATTGATAATAATATTTCCATAATTAGTCTTTAAAAAATGAATCTATAACATCCATTGTAGCTTTTTTTAGATTCGGGTTATTTTCTGTGTTTACTTTTTTAGCTGCTCTAAGTGTTTTATCACCTTTACTTGCGTTAGCTGGCTTTGATTTAGGAACGCTATTAGATGCATTATTCCATAATTCAAATTCTATTTGAGCAGCCATATGATCTGCTTGATGCATTAGTAAAGGTAAGTGTGTTCTTAATCTTGTTTCTTTTTGACCAGACATAAAGTAAAACTTATTTGACTCATCATATAAACCATCATGAATCTTAATTGTAATAAACTCGTTTTGAGTAACTTTACAACCAATTTCCTGTAATATGAATAATGAACGTTCAGGGACTTTCATTGCTGGGATGTCGGTATTAAATTTATAAACCATACCTAATTTATCAACATGCCATTGTGAATCGTT